AAGGCAAAAAAGAATCTGTTGAGTTGGAAGAAAAGCTTATTACACCATCTCCGGCAATCAAGCAAAAGCTGATAAAGATTGCTGGACTTACTGCTAAAACCGCAGAAAAGATTTTGGCGCTGCCGCAACCAATGCTGACCACAGTTATTAACCAACTTCTTCTGGCAGATGTTCAACTTGAAGATACAACCAATAATGAAGTTGATCTCATTCTTGAACGTGGTAAAACATATATCTTAAAGCAAGACAGAGATGATTACGACAGAGGTGTATTGGTAACCATGAATGAAGACGGCAGCTACGAAATGGCTTATTGGGTTGGAGATAAATATGAACCTTACCCTATTGAAATGCTTGTTGACGGAAAGTCCATAAAAAAGGATGGGCGAATTGCAAAGTTTAATTACCACCCTACAGTACCTAAAACATGAAATCATTTAGTTCTTATATTGAAGATATTGCGCGCTTAATTCAAGAAGCCGAGACACCGTGTCCTCCTGCAACTCAGGATCTTGCAATTAATACAAAGAATCGCGATGCAACAATAAAGAACTATAACTATGGCCCGTTGAATGTATCAGAGCCAGGGACGTATTGGAAAGACGTTGCCGAATATTGGAAGACCACAGTTGCTGCTGCAAAGAAATCACTTTGCGCAAATTGTGTTGCGTTTGATATATCCCCAAGAATGCTCGAATGTATGCCGGGTGTAACATCTGATGAAGATGGCGTTCTAGGTTATTGCTGGATGCATCATTTCAAGTGTCACTCTGCCAGAGCCTGTCATACATGGGCTAAAGGTGGTCCTATTGATAAGGATGATGTTTCTCATGAATGGGCTAAGCGCGCTGGTGAACCTTATTATAAAGAAGCCACAGAAAGAATTCCTCGCAAAAAAGGTCAACACACTGGTTCGTCTTCTCACTCTGATTTATATACAGACGAAGATCCTGAAGGAACAATCCACGGTCTAGGTTTTAAAGATCCTGAAACGGCTAAAAAGGGAATTGCTATTATAGATAAAGCTGATAGAACCCACGCTCATAAAGTTCAAGCTACACTGGTTATGCAGCAAAGAGCAAAGGTTGCTATTGAAAGAACCAAGGATCCCGAAAAGAAAGCAAACCTTAAAGGTGCTTATGATATTTGGACAAAGCATTTAGAGAAGCTTAAAAAAATTACTCAACAGAAAAACCAATCTTAAACCCATGCAAGACTTTGAAAAATCATACGACAGTTTAGCTGAAGCTGCTAAAGATATCTTTAATCGTAATGCACGTAAGATGCGCGGTAAGATTGAAGAAGAAGAACATCAAACGATTAGTGTTGTAGCACCAAACTCTCAAGCTTATGAAGTAGATGGTATTGACAATGCTGACTTGAATCTTGTTCGTGGAGAAAAGTATGTTTTTGAAGTAGATGCAACAGGACATCCGTTTTACATTAAGACAGATAAGACCGGTGGCGAAGGTGATCAATACACGGATGGTGTAACCAATAACGGACTTGAAAAAGGAACACTTGAATTTGAAGTTCCTGCCGATGCTCCAGATACTCTTTATTATGTTTGCGCATATCATCCAGTTATGGTCGGTACTCTTAACATTACTGATTCCGCCGAACTTGAAGAGGGTACAGAGTTTGTAAAAGGCGATGTCGTTATGGATGTCAGATCAAAGCTCAAGGGAACAGTCCTGCACAAAGGTAATAAAGACGACGTCTTTGTAAAGTTTGGAAGTATTACTAAAGCTATTTCTGGAAAAAACCTTCGTCTTGTCGAAGACACCGATCTTGAAGAAGGAACTGGTAAGTATAAAGGAGAAACTTGGGAACAGGGATTCGAGCGCAGGGTGGTTAAAACTACCAAACCGGAACACCTCGAGAAAGGTTTCAAGTGGCGTATCAAAGGTAAAGAACGCGACGAAATTTCAATCAAGCTTTATAAAAACAAGCCCGACTTTAAAGAATTTACAAAGCAAATGAAGCGGGTTGCCGGACATGAGTTCGGTGGATAAATTTTAATCACCACTATGGAATCATTTAAAAGTTACTCTCATTTTAATGAAGAGACATTGCCACCTGACACCTTAAAGTTGATAGTTTTAACTTCAGCTGAAGGTGATGAAGAACCCACGGTTAACAAACTTGAAGATGTTTGTGCCAAAAGAAAAATTAAACTTTATAGAATTGTATCTGATAAAGCATATGCGTCTAAAAAGGACGAGCTAAAAGAAATATTGGTTATTCACAACTATAACGGTCAAGGGGAAAGTTTGGAAATCGGCCGTAATGAGAATGTAGTGTGTATAGCCCGAAGAACGGTTACTACAAACAAGAACGCTGCTATTCTTCATAAAATGTTAGCCGACCACGGCGTGTTTTGTATTAACTCACCCTCTAGTGTAAAAACGGCAAGTAATAAATTTAGTTCTTATATTAATTTTGTTAATGATAATGTTCCTACACCTAAAACGTGTTTGGTTACAGACGTTGATTTCATTGATAAAGCCATTGAAGAAATAGGTGGAAAGTTCCCTCTTGTCTTAAAGTTTACCGAAGGTCACGGCGGTAAAGGGGTTATGAAAATTGACTCAAAGGAAAGCTTGGTATCAGTTATACAAGCAATCCGAGCAGAGCCTGAAGGCAGTGTTGAATTAATACTTCAAGAGCTTAAAAAGATTAAAGACGATAGAAGAATTCTTGTATTAAACGGTAAAGTTATTGCGGCAAGTAAACGTAAAAAGATGCCCGAAGACTTTCGTACAAACGTTTCTCTGGGTTCTGACGTAGAGCCATACAAACCAAATGATAAAGAAATGGATCTTGCGGTGAGAGCTGCTAAGTCTGTTGATTGTTATTACTGCGGAGTTGATATTATCCAATGTGATGGTGAGTATTTTGTTTTGGAAGTTAACCCTTCACCAGGGTCTAAATCAAATTACTTTGATGTGGAAAAACAAAAAGTTATAAACGGAACTGCACTGGTTCGTAAACTTGTTGACAGTACACTTGAGAAAGAGAACTGGACTTACGAGACCAAAGAGGTCGGCGTTATAGAATACATGAAGATTTTAGACGACGACTTTGAGCCAATGACCGCTAAAATGGATACGGGTAATGGTTCGGTAAACTCTATTGGTGTTACTGATTTAAAGATAAAAGGAAACGTCGCTGAGTTTTATATTCAAGAAACTGAGCACAAACTTACAAAAGAGATATTGCCTAAAACTTCCGTTATTAAAGTACGAGGTGATAAAGGCAATCCTGAAAGACGTCCGGTTGTAATGTTTGATGTTAAGCTGGGCAACAGGATTTATAGAGATGTTAAGTTTTCCTTAGCTGATAGAAGTAACATGGACCACCCAATTTTGGTATCTGCTAAATTCATGGCCGCTTGCAAGTTAAGCGTTAATCCTAATAAAGAGTTTGTTTGCTGCATGCCATAAATATATTATATCTCAATGAAATCATTTAAGAAATATATCGCTGAAGCTTCTGGTAAGAACACACATATGACGCATATTGAAGATGCGGTATTATACGGAGGTGTTAAAGGAGCAAAAGAAGCAATTGTTGCTTTGCGATCATTAAGAGATATGCTTGCAGGAAATGCGAGCGGCAGCAGTGATGTTACCGTTAAATGGGATGGTGCTCCTGCGGTGTTTGCTGGTATTGATCCAACTGATAACAAATTCTTTGTTGCTAAAAAGGGGATCTTCAATAAAGATCCTAAAGTATACAAATCGGTTGAAGATGTTAAGGCTGATACCAGTGGAGATCTTCAGGCAAAAATGATTGTGGCTTTTGAAGAACTTTCCAAACTTGGAATCAAAGGCGTCTTGCAAGGTGATATGATGTATACAAAATCTGATCTTAAAACACAAAAGATCGACGGAGTTCCTTATATTACTTTCCAGCCAAATACAATTGTTTATGCCGTTCCTGCAAACAGCTCTGGTGGTAAGCGTATTAAATCATCAAAGATGGGTATTGTATTTCATACCTCTTATAGCGGTACTTCATTCGAGAATATGAAGGCTTCATTTAATGTTGACATCAGTTCTTTGAAACCTACCTCAACTGTTTGGTACCAAGATGCCAGAACACCGGACCTTAGTGGTACTGCATTAATGGACGCAGACGAAACTAAAGAAGTTACAGCCGCTCTTTCAAAGGCTGGTAAGATTTTCCAAAAGATTGCGGGCTCAACCCTTAAAGCGATTGAAAACGATCCACAACTTGCTCAAACCCTTGAGACATATAACAACACTTTTGTTCGACGGTCTGAAGAGCTACCTGCTGATTCAAAGAAGCACGTTGACGGTCTTCTTAAATGGTCTGCGGAACGCTATGAAAAAGAACGCTCTCAACGTAAAAGCGAAAGAGGTAAAGAAGGTGTTAATAAGAGAGAAGAAGAGTTTATGAAATTCTTTTCTGCGGAAAACAAAACAAACCTTGCCTTGATATACGATCTGCAAAAGGCTATTGTTGCAGCTAAGCTTATCATCATTAAGAAGCTCGATTCCCTTAAAAAGATTAATACTTTTATTCGCACCAAGAACGGTTTTAAAGTAACAGGTCAAGAAGGATTTGTTGCGGTTGATAAGACTGGCGGCGGTGCTGTTAAACTTGTTGATCGACTTGAGTTTTCTACAAACAATTTCAGTCCTGATGTAATTAAAGGGTGGGACCATTAAACCACTATAAATACAGTTAGTAAATGAAATCATTTAAACAATTTAAAGAAGAAACTGTAAAAGAATTGGTTGTTACCTTTGGGCGATTCAATCCTCCTACTGTTGGACATGGAAAGCTATTAAAGAAAGTTGCCGATATGGCAAACAGAAATGATTATAAGATTTACGCTTCCCAGTCAAACGATCCTAAAAAGAATCCGCTGCAGTATGCTGATAAGATAAAGTTTTTAAGAAAGATGTTTCCCGAACATGGAAGAAACATTATTCTGGACAAAGGTATTAAAAACGTTTTTGATGTAGCCGATAAAGCTTATACCGATGGTTATAACAGGCTAACAATTGTTGTTGGCAGTGATCGTGTTGCTGAGTTTAGAACTCTTATTTTAAAATATAACGGAGTTAAAGGCCGTCACGGATTTTACGATTTTGAATACGGCATTGATGTTAA